GAATTATTATTGCCAGTGATAAGTAATAATATAAACGGAAATACAGGTCTTGTATGCATACAGGACAATCAGGTTTATAATTTTATTCCAGATCAAGTAGTAAGTAGGGACTACTTATTAGAACATTCCACAGTGTTCCAAAACCATAAAATTCATTCTGATGAACTTTTCCGTTGACATCTAAATAGTTTTAAGTTATAATAATATTCAGGTAAATATACTTTTTAACATTAAAGGACACACATGCAGGTACTAAAGAGAGACGGCACACTAGAAGAATTAAACATAGACAAACTGCACAAAGTCGTCATGTATGCATGTGAAGGTATCAGTGGCGTAAGTGCCAGTGAAGTAGAAATACACAGCCAGATTCAATTTTCAAACGGTATTTCAACAAGCGATATTCAGGAAACACTTATTAAAAGTGCCGCAGATTTAATATCAGAAGAAGCACCAAACTATCAATATGTAGCAGGTAGACTTATTAACTATCATTTGCGTAAACAGGTATTTGGTGAATTCACTCCTCCTTGTTTATGTGATATAATTCAAAAAAATGTAGATGCAGGATTTTATGATTCTCTTTTATTGGAACTATATACAAAAGAAGAGATAGATGAACTCAATGACTATATTAAACATGAAAGAGATGAGGTTTTAACCTATGCGGCCATGGAACAGTTTCGTGGCAAGTACCTTGTACAAAATCGTGCAACAGGTGAAATATTTGAAACACCACAAATAGCATATATGTTAATATCAGCAACTTTATTTTCAGGTTATCCCAAAGACAAAAGAATGAGTTATGTGAAATCATATTATGATGCTATCAGCACATTTAAAATAAGTTTGCCTACTCCTGTAATGGCAGGTGTGCGTACACCACAACGACAATTCAGCAGTTGCGTACTTATAGAAACTGGAGACAGTTTAGACAGTATCAATGCAACAAGCAGTGCTATTGTGAAGTATGTGAGTCAAAAAGCAGGTATCGGAATTGGTGCAGGAAGTATAAGAGCAGTAGGTAGTCCTATTAGAAACGGAGATACAACTCACACAGGAGTTATTCCATTTTATAAAATGTTTCAATCGGCGGTAAAGAGTTGCTCCCAAGGTGGAGTAAGAGGGGGAGCCGCCACTTTATACTATCCTATTTGGCATTTAGAAATTGAGGACTTACTAGTACTAAAAAATAACAAGGGTACAGAGGACAACAGAGTGCGTCATATGGACTATGGTGTGCAATTTAATAAACTGATGTATGAAAGACTTCTAACAGGTGGTGAGATAACACTTTTTTCACCACACGATGTTCCTGGACTATATGATGCATTTTTTAATGATCAGGATAAGTTCAAAGAATTATATGAAACCGCAGAACGCAATACTAAATTACGAAAGAAATCCATTAAAGCAATAGACTTATTCAGTGCTTTTGTGCAGGAAAGAAAAGACACAGGCAGAATATATTTAATGAATGTTGATCATGCTAACACACATGGAGCATTTGTGGAATCAGTTGCACCCGTCAAACAGAGTAATCTGTGTTGCGAAATAGATTTACCCACAAAACCTTTAACAGACATCAATGATGCAGATGGAGAAATAAGTCTTTGTACACTGAGTGCAGTGAATTGGGGTGTATTAAAAGACCCAAGTGACTTTGAAAAAATATGTAACTTGGCTGTTAGAGGATTAGATGAATTACTTGACTATCAAAGTTATCCAGTAATTGCGGCACAATTAAGCACAATGAAAAGACGTCCACTTGGTATTGGTATTATTAACTTTGCATACTGGATGGCCAAAAACGACAGCACATATCAGGAACCCAAACTGGATTTAATAGATGAATGGGCAGAAACATGGAGTTATTATTTAATCAAAGCAAGTGCTGATTTGGCAGTTGAAAAAGGTGCATGTTTGGGCAACATGGAAACAAAATATGGACACGGCATAACACCCAATCAAACATACAAAAAAGAAGTAGATGAATTAGTCAAACACAAAGAACGTTTGGATTGGAAGGGCTTAAGAAAGCAACTACAGGAAACAGGTATTCGCAACAGCACACTGATGGCATTGATGCCAGCAGAAACATCAGCACAGATATCTAATAGCACAAATGGTATAGAACCTCCACGTAGTTTTATCAGTATTAAACAAAGCAAACATGGTGTATTAAAGCAAGTTGTACCAGGCTTTCCATACTATAAAAACAAGTATGATCTACTGTGGGACCAAAAGTCTCCAGAAGGATATCTAAAAATTTGTGCTGTATTACAAAAATATATAGATCAGGGAATTAGTGTTAATACCAGTTATAACCCAGAGCATTTTGAAGATGAAAAAGTTCCAATGAGTGTTTTGTTAAAAGATGTAATATCATTTTATAAGTATGGTGGCAAACAACTTTACTATAATAACACATTTGATGGACAGGGCGAAATAGATATTAACAAAGATGAAGTACAAAGCCAACAACCAGTCACAACTGAGTTTGTTGAAGATGATTGTGAGAGTTGTAAAATATAATGAGTGTATTTAAAGTAAAAAAATCAGATCACACAAAACGTAAAATGTTTTTGGATCCTGCTGGAAGTGTAGACATACAAAGATATGATACACTAAAATATAGAGAATTTGATAAACTAACTGACAAGCAGTTGGGATTTTTCTGGCGTCCAGAAGAAGTTGATATACTCAGAGATGCCACTGATTTTAAAAATTTAACTGATCATGAACAGCATATCTTTACCAGTAATTTAAAAAGACAAATACTGTTAGACAGTGTACAAGGCCGTTCACCTAATTTAGCATTCTTGCCTATTGTTAGTATTCCAGAATTAGAAACCTGGATTGAAACTTGGGCATTCTCAGAAACAATTCACAGCAGAAGTTATACACACATTATTAGAAATGTGTATTCTGACCCAAGCAAAGTGTTTGATGAAATGTTGGATATCAAACAGATTGTTGATTGTAGTGATAGTATAACAGAAAACTATGACAAACTGATAGAATATAATTTGTTAAGGGAAAAAGGCAGTAAAAAATATGATCTATATGAACACAAAAAGAGAATCTGGATGTGTTTAATGAGTGTTAATATTTTAGAAGGTGTGCGTTTTTATGTGAGTTTCGCATGTAGTTGGGCTTTTGCTGAACTTAAAAGAATGGAAGGTAATGCTAAAATTATTAAACTGATTGCCAGAGATGAGAATGTTCACTTGGCAAGTACTCAGCAAATGTTAAAACTTTTGCCACGTGAAGACAAAGACTTTGAAAAAATACAGAAAGAAACAGCAGAAGAATGTAAGCAGATGTTTATAGATGCTGTGGAACAAGAAAAGGCATGGGCAGATTATTTGTTCAAAGACGGAAGTATAATTGGACTAAATGCAGAACTACTAAAACAATATGTTGAGTTTATAGCGGCCAAAAGAATGCATGCCGTAAACTTAGAAAAGGTATATAATATGGGCACTAATCCTTTACCATGGACACAGGCATGGATAACAGGAGGTAGTGTACAAGTAGCACCACAGGAAACAGAAATTAGTAGTTATGTTATTGGTGGTACTAAACAGGATGTCACAGAAGACACATTTAAAGGATTGAGTTTATAATGTATAACACAGAATCACTATTAGGAAAAATAGTTACACTTAAATTACTCACAGGTGTAGAGTTAATGGCTAAATTAACAAGTTATGTTAAAGATGATAAAATTATTATTCTGGAAGAACCCAGAACAGTAGTAATAATGGATAATCAAATAGCGGCAGTGCCATATCAGTATACTGCACCTAATAAAGAAATCACAGTAAGTTTAGACCATATTTTATCTATCACAGAAACACTGGAAAAATCTGCAAACGATTATAAAAAACTTTTAGAAGAACCTAAATCCTAAATCAAAAGGCATAAATACTATTATGCCAGGAATAGCAAGAGTTGGAGTTGATAATGCAGGAGGCGGTGTAATCGTCGGACCTGGTGCTCCCACTGTTTTGGCAGAAGGATTTATAGTTTCATGTGCTTCTGGTGCCACACCAGAAACTGGAGATGTTGTTACAACACACGGTGAACCTCCACATAATGTTGCCCTAATTCAATCAGGTAGTGCTACTGTAATTGCTATGGGTAGACCAGTAGCAATGGCGGCATTCAGTTTAGCAACATGCGGACATCCAGTAGGACCTGGAGCAGTAACAGTTCAAGTAGGCATCTAATGCCAAATCTAATATCAGTTCGTGGACCACATGCTCGTGGAGTAATGGACTTTATCAGAATACAATGGAACATGGGTAACAGTTGTAATTATAAATGTGAATATTGTCCTGATATATTACACGATGGTACTAAACCCTGGATGAATCTTGATGTGTATTTAAACACAATTGATAGATTATGCACATATTATAACAGTATAGGTAAAAGAACAGACTTTGAATTAATAGGTGGAGAAGTAACTGTTATACCAGGGTTTGAAGAAATAGTTAAAAAGATAAGTGAATACAATTCAAGCAGTGTTGTTTACACAAATGCCAGTAGAACCCTTAAATGGTGGTCTAAGGCTAAACAATATATGGATAGTGTTGTTTTAACATATCACCCTTTAACACAGGATAAAGAACACTTTTTAGCAATAATAAACGAAATAAAAGAAGATGTTAAAATAGACATAAACATAGCAGG